GGAGCTCCCTGCAAAATTTTCCGGGAAAAGTCAAAAATTTTTTTAAATTTCAATTGCTAGACAATTACCTTACACTGTGGTAATTTAATTAAAGGTTACACCAACCAACACACACTCACACTCTCATCATTAGGAGACTACTAAAAATGAAAACTAGATATATTTCTAGAAATAAATTGACGTACACCCAGATGTACAACCTTGTAGGGTTCAAAGTTATGACCGCATACCAAAATGGTCGTATTAGTTTAGGACAATTTGAAGCATACCTTACAGTAGCAATACAGGAGCATAACAAAAATGGATAAACAAATAGAAACTTATCTTCAAAGTTTATTATCTGATAGAAAACGCTTATTAAAAGGAGCATTAAAAGGTTTATCAGAGGTAAAAAAAGGTAATTCAAGTATTGAAGTTGATTTTGTTTTAAGACAAGAAACTCAATGCGAATTAGACCAAATTGTTAAAGCTCAAAGAGCATTAGACATACTTACAGAGGAGGGAATTTAAATGTTTTATGACTACAAAATGAGTCCAAATTTTACAGGACAATTTAAAACAACAAGCGAAGCTAGAAGAGACTTTTCTAAAAAATGGTATAACCTTCGCAGTAATACTAGTTTAAACCGTTTCAATAGGCATGAATGGAATAACACATTTGATGCTATAGATGACCTAGCTAAAGCCGATCTAAAGGAGCTACAGCAACCTAATCAAATCATTAAAGGAGATCTATTATGAGCCACCCAGTAAATACAGAAATTTTAGAAAATTTATTTGAAAAATGGGAAATTGTTTCCTGTTCAAATGGTGTAGGTCAATTTGAATTAGCTTATGAAAATGAATCTACCCATGAAACATTTGACACTTTACAAGAGGCTAAAAAAGCTATAGAAGTTTATGTATCTAATCAATTAGAGGAGATGCCATAACCATGAAAGTATTAGTAGCCTGCGAATATTCGGGCATAGTGCGAGAAGCATTTAATGCTAAAGGCCATGATGCATGGTCATGTGATTTATTACCTACAGATCAACCAAGTGATAAACATATTCAAGGAGATGTCCTAAAAATTATTAATAATGGATGGGATCTAATTATTGCTCATCCTCCTTGCACTCATCTAAGTGTATCAGGGGCTAGTAGATGGGCTGAAAAAGTAGCCGATGGTAGACAGCCTGCTGCTATCAAATTTGTTGAGAATATATGGGATGCAGATTGTCCAAAGATTTGTATTGAGAATCCTGTAGGAGCATTATCTAGTAGATCAAAATTAGGT